TATATTTCTATATTTCTATATTTCTATATTTCTATATTTCTATATTTCTATATTTCTATATTTCTATATTTCTATATTTCTATATTTCTATATTAAAGTGTAAAAATATTCTTTTTCTTTTTCTTCATGTAAACCAAGAATATTGATTTCTAATCTATAAAATTCTTTATTTGCTATTAAAGGTAGTAAAAAAGGATTTAGATATATAAGACAGCTTAACAATCCATAACCAATATAAAATGAATAAAAATATTGTTTATTAATTTTTTTATTTTTTTCAAATTCGATGCATCTTTTTTTATAGGTGAAATTATAAAATTGATTTCCTCTATAAAATCCAAGTGTTCCCCAAACAGGAACTATAAATTTAGTATATTTCATCATGATTATGTTTTATATAATCTTCAAGGGTTTAAATTGTTTTATAAGATTCTTTAACATTTTATTACATATTTTCACTAGCCGTCTTTTTACCATGACAATTGCGACATAATGCAATTAAATTTTGCACATCATTCCCTCCACCATATTCTAAACGCACCTTATGATCAATCTCAAAAGTATGGTCTAATTGAGCATGACAATTACCACATTTCCACTCCTGGTTTGCAGCAACATATTTTTTCTTCGTTTCTGAAACTGACCTCTTAGTTGCTGCTTTTCCAGAATTTAAAATACGCGGATTAGATTGACAATCAATTCCATTTAAGGATTGCATAAAAGTAGTATCATTTGTACCTGTTATATCAATAATTGGACTTAACATATCCACAGTATTTCTATCCATAGGCAAACACTTAACAACATTATTGGCATATAATAACATATCGCGTCCTTTATTCGGATTTTTTTTTAAAATATAATAAATACCGATTCCTAAAACAGCGTAAAAAATCATTTTGTAATATTTTTTGAAAGACATTAACATTTTTGTATATTTTCCATCGTTGTATGCGTTGTATACAAAAAATGCTGTTAATCCTAATATAAATATTTCTAATCTCATATTATATTATTATAAGTTAATAATAAAATAATATTTTCATTCAACAAGTGATTACTATAAATATTTATTTACACTAACCAAAAGGTTTTCTTATAGTTTTCTATTTGCTACTTTTCTTACACCAATCTATAGTGAGAAATTAAATATTAACTCGATGCTTCATATGGTCATTTAGTTTATTGCAAAAAATGTCCAAAAATCCTATCTACGGGGTAGACGTGGATTGCAACTGCGCCCCTTACCAGTGCAAACTGCTGATTCCATTTTTTGCATTCCTTCCATTCCATATGCATCTTGTAATTCAACACTTTTCATCATCTGTTTTTGTTCACGTGTGAGATTAAAAATTCTAAACATAGCTAAAAGAATAATAATATATGGTAAAAGAACTAATAACCAAGAGATAGATATGAAACCTTTCTTACATAACCATCCTAAAATATATGTCCAAATGAATGCAAATAACATTTTCCAAAATGCGACCATGATAGAAGCTCCTCTAAATAAGAGAATAATAGTTGCAATAACAGCTATTGCAAAATATATTTTTGCAGGTGTACATAACTTAGCAAAATTCTTCATTTATATAAATAATATATATTTTTATTTTTAATGTAAAGACAAAAAGAATGGTTTTTTGAATCTTTTAACCAATTTTTTTCTATTAAAAATTGCTAAATTTTCATTCTTTCTTATTTTACGCGTTCTTATTCCTCTAGCTACAGATGATTTATGTTCATATGACACAACATACAACAAATCGCCCAGTATTTTTAAATCATTATATAATTCATTCATAATAATAGGCGAAGAACGAGGTTTATATAAGTATTCGTTGAAAATATATTTTAATTGATTTAATATTTTCAATTCATTGTCATTTAAATTGGCGTAATGATTACTGAACATTTCTAAAAATGGATAATACACGGTAATAAATCCCCATACATCAACAATTTTAATATAAACATTATTTAAATATTCTCTCAAATTGAGGGATCCATCAGGTTTAAACTTTGTATAATGTAATAGAACTTCAACTATATAATCAATAATATAAGGCATTGTAATTTCTGTCTCAATAACAGCAGGTTTATCGTCTTCAGAGACACTAGTTAAGGTATGACTATACAATAAAAACATAATTTCGTTGATAAATTTATAATGACCGCTACCTCTTTCCTTCATCCATTCTTTTAAATAACTTATTACAAAAGGTTTCAACGATGCTGATTCCACTTTGCCTCCATCATTCAAATAATTAGTATATTTTTCATAAAATAAATCAGTGAAAATAATAACCGAAAATGGTACATTGAATTGTAGTGGTCTATTTCTCCAATTTTTAGGAAATGTAGATTTGGATTCCGGATCATATTCTAGTGATAATCCCCAATCAATTAATCTTGCTTTTAAAGAATCATTGTTATTGCTGTTGTTATTGCTATTACGGTCATCCATTAAAATATTTGAATCCTTGATATCACTATGATATATTTTTCTTTTATTCATCGGAATAATTCCTTTTTTTACCAGATTAACTAATGCATTATGAGTTTTATATAATTTTTCATACCCACCATTAGAATAAATATAATCATCCACTGGTAAACCTCCATTTGGAAGATTTAAAGACATTACCTCATTTAATTTGGAATTTATATTAGTTTTGGTAATATTGTCTTTAGGTAAAGCAGTACATTTATCTTTAAACGCATTTAAATCAGATGATGACAGTTTGGCGGGACGGCATAATGTAGTATCATATATTAAAAAATAATCTTTGTAATTTTGAATGGAATCCAATTTTTGTTTAATTTGATTAATTTCTTCATATTCTTGCGTAGCATGTCTTACCGTCATCAATTTGGATATTTTATTAGAATCTCTTTTTGAACTATCAATACATTTTAAAGCAGGATCAAAAACACATCCGAAACCACCTGATGCAATAACTCTACCTCCTTTATTTGAATAATTTTTTCTTGTTTTTACCATTGATATATATATATTATATTATTTGTAATATAAATATTATTTGTCCTATAAATTATTTGTCCTATAAATATTATTTGTCCTATAAATATTATTTGTAATATAAATAATAAATAACAGTTAAAATGGATGCTAAAATACCACCATAGATAAATTTTTCTCTAACTTTATAATATTGAGATAATCTATCATCTTTTCTATTATATTCGTTATAATATTTGACAAAAAAGTCTTCTAATGGAAATTGAGGATTACCTACTTGCTCATTAACTTTATTATGTATAAAGTGCATCCATTTAACAAATGATTCTCTATTATCTAAATACGGTGTAACTGGATATAAGTCAATCAATTTTTCAAATTCTTTCGCAATTCTATCTACTGGAATAAAAATCGGTAAACTCTGAATAAATTCGTAATATTTCTTTTTTGTAACAGCATTTGGATGATGAGGATAAGTTAGTGTTATAGTATGTAAAAAAAACCAATAATGTGGTCCCCAAACGTGTGGGTCTAGATAAGCATTTGTTCCTTCTTTAGATAATAACTCATCAAGTTCTAACTTACGTTGGTTCGAAGTGTTAGAAGTTATGGCTCTAAAAAATACTACTATTGTTAAAAGTAAAGCAGTAGGTAAAAGTATTTTTTCAAAATTGGATAATTTGTTATAATTATTGCTTGATGATTTAAATATTTTCATCTATATATATATATATATGTATATAGAAAAATTTCTAAATAGCATTTTTTAACCTAAAATAATCTAAATAGCATTTTTCATATATATAAAAAATATAATTTAAACCTAATGAATATATTTAAATATATGAGTAAAAATACAAATATATGCAATAACTGTGGTAAACAAGGCCATATGTTTCATCAATGTAAATTACCAATTACAAGTTATGGAATAATATCTTTTAGAGAAAGTTTGGAAGGTTTACAATTCCTTATGATTAGACGTAAGGATAGTTTTGGTTATATCGATTTTATAAGAGGAAAGTATTCACCATACAATTTAAAACAATTAATTAATGTAGTAAATGAAATGTCGTTATACGAAAAAAAAAGAATATTAGAATTATCTTTTGAAACATTATGGAGTGAAATGTGGGGTGAAATTAATACACAATATAAAAGTGAAGAAAATGCATCCAAAAAAAAATTTGACTTATTAAAAGAAGGTATTAACATTGTAGATAAAGTTTATACTTTAAAAGATATCGTTGAAATGAGTAATACTTCATGGAATGAAACAGAATGGGAATTTCCAAAAGGAAGACGTAATCAAAAAGAAAAAGATTTAGATTGTGCTTTAAGAGAATTTGAAGAAGAAACTGGTATTTCCAAAAGTAGATTAACAATAGTTGAAAACATATTACCTTTTGAAGAGATATTTATAGGTTCAAATCATAAATCATATAAACATAAATATTTTTTAGCATTAATGGATAATTCAGAATCAAATATAGAGCATTTAAATAATTTTCAAATTACAGAAGTAAGTAAATTGGAATGGAAGACAATTGATAGATGTTTAGAATCAATAAGACCATATAATTTAGAAAAAAGAGATTTAATAGTAAATATTAATAAAGTATTACAAGAATATAGA